TAGCTGAACCTCTCCACTAGGATTATATATTTCACCTATTGTTGCTGAGGTGTAAGCTGGATATTCAATCTCCTTACCAATATTATAAAGCTTTAAAAATTCTTCTAAAGCTTCTTTTCCTTGTAATTGAAAACTTAAACTTCTAGTAACTTGTCCTTCATATACAGGTATTTTTTCAAGTGCTTCATCTAATACTTTAACCCATTCTTTTTGGTCTTGAGTTAAATTTATTCCATTTCTAAGTGCTTCATTTATCTTATAGGAATCTGATCCAATATATCTCATTATAGCAGATTTTTGATTTAAAGTTAAACCTAACTCATCTTTTTTAATGTATTGGTCTTTCCATTCCTTATAGTTCATGTACTTAACTTCTTTATATTCTCCATTTTCATCTCTTGATGCTCTTGTAGGCTCATCATCAAAATATGGAGCTATAACCGTTCTGCAATGAGAATGAAAAGGGGGCACAGTTACTCCTATCTCCTGGTCAGATATATTAAAAACTTTCCCATCCATTTCTTGACAGATTTCAGAAGTATGTAAATCCAAAGTTGCTACTATTTCATATTTCTCAACATCTATACTTTTGAAAGCTTCTATCTGTGCTTTTGAAGCGTAAGCAGCAGATTCTGTTTCTAATAATCTTCTTGCAACATACTCTTTATTTTTTATTTTATCAGAGACGAATTTAGATATATCTTCAACAGCTTCATCTAATGTACTACCAGTTATAAAAGATTGAGTAATTTTAGTTCTCAATGTATTTATTAATTGTTCCTTATCTTGCCAGATTCTATCTGAAAAAGTTTTTCCATCAGATAACCAAGGCTTTCCTATGACTTGATTAATCTTATTTTTATCTAAAGTAGCAAAACTTGTTTTAAGATTCAATCCTTTTGAAATCTCATACAATGAATGATAATAAGTATCTTCATAATTCTTTATTAAATAATCTTCTAACATTTCATTTTCTTTATTTCTTAAAGTTTCAATGCTATTTTGAACTTGAAGTTGTAAAGCTTCTAATCTTTGAATATGAACTCTTGCAGAAACATTTTCAAGTTCTTTCTTCCAAGCTCCACTCTTGGCTTTTTGAGTATATTCTGCTAAGGTCCACTTAAATTCTTTTAATTCATCTTTAGTTAGTAATTTTTTAGCATCAGCTAATGATATTTGATTATTATCAGCTATTCTAATGTACCATTTTTCAATATCACTTTTTATTTTATTCTCTGCTATTTTATATTGTTTCTCTATTTCTTTAGCATAAGCTTTATTTAATATATTTCTTTGTTTTTCTTCTTCTTCAAATCTCTTAGTCCAGTAATTACTCATTTAAATCAGGAACTTTTTTAATTCCAAAATCTCCGGGATAAGGATCTAATTCTTTATTTTCTTTTTCAAGTTGTTTTATTTCTTCGTCAACATTGTTAACCCAAGGATGTTGAGTTATTATAGTTTTTTGAGATATGATACCAACACTAGACTTACAATTATTAATTGTTTCAGATTCATTAACTAAAACATCTCTATTAAATATTACATCAAGAGTCTCATTAATATTCAAAGCTTTATTTATAAACCACATTAGCTCTTCAAAAGATGCTTGAAATTCTACTTCCATTTGATTAGCATCTAAATCTATATCAGAATACATAGATTGAATATTCATCTCATTAGGGTTAGCTCCAAGTCTTTCATCTTTAGCATCAAAGCCTCTTGCATTTTCTATTATTGCTTTTTTAAGTAATTTAATTATTAAAGCATAGTTTTCAGAGTTAACTTCTATTTGAAGTGCTTCAAGTCCACCTTTTCCACCATCAGTATTAGTAACTTTTACTGCTCTATATGTAGCTAAGTTTCTTCTAAACTCCCCTAAATTCTCTCCATCATAGTTAGTTAGGATTAAAATTGTACTTCCTGCATCTTCCATCATATTATCTTGAAATTTAGAAATTATTTCATTCAAGGCATCTTGTAAGCATTTAACTCTACATATCAAAGGTTGCTCTAAGTTATTACTTCTAAAAGGAATTAATGGAACTTTTCCCCAGTTGTATGTTTCTTCTCCTATTGATATATAGTCTGAATGTCCTAAAGGTTTCAAACTATCATTCCAAATAAAAAAGTCTACTCCATTTCCTGAGTAAACCTCTACTTTTTTAACTGTCACTAAACTATTATGTTGAAACTCTAAGACTTCATATAATCTTATAACTAATTCTAATTCATCTTTATTATTATCTTTCCATATTGGTAATATTTCAGAAGGTTCAAATTTTCTAAATTGTAATTCACCTTTTTGGTTAAAATATGGATATATCCAACCTATACCACCATTAAGAGTATCCTCTCCTAAATTTCTTAAAGTTCTTAGAAACTTATTACCAAATAATTTCAAAACATTTTCATTTTCACAAATAAAAGTTGGTTTCTTGGCCAAAAGATAATTAACTTTTTGGTCAACCATTTTTGAATATTGGTTATCAATAAGTTTAGAATTGACTAAATTATCAATATCTTCTAATCTACCTCCTTCTACTATTGCTTTTCTTTTTTTACTTAATATGTCATGACTTCCTTTGTAATATCTTTCTCCATTCACCTGGTCCACTCTAGTTTTTGAAGAAAGCCATTGACTTATTAAATATTCAAGTTTTCTAATCTCCATATTTTCCACCTTTGGCTTTTTAAATAATTTCTTTATCCATTCCCACATTATTAACTCCTTAATCAAAAGATAATCCTGATACTTTATTACATTTTTCAGCTATCCCTGTAAGGACATCAGGAGCATCATCATTTTTATTTTTTCCTTCCTTCTGATAAGTAGTTATAGCTTTATAAAATTCTGGCCACCTATCAGCCCAGTTAACTGGGAAATAAATATGTTCCATAACCCAAGTTGCATTAGATAATATTCTAGCTCTTTTGTTTTGTGTTTGATGAAACCATCTAACCTTACAACGATTGCTATTATATTTTTCTAATAAATGTTTATCTACTGCTCTTGCAAAACCTCTACCACCATTATTAGATTCTATATCAGCTTCTTTTATATTATTATCCATTAATATTTTAGCTGTTGCTGGTTCTGTTATCTCCATCGGCTCTTTTGTATATAAAACATCTAAAATATATGCTTCCTTATTATATACCCCATAGCAAATAGAACATAAGTAATCTTCTCCAGTATCAGCTGTATCTGTATAGTTTTTATATGCTGTAAATAATAAGTTATTATTTGAATCCATAGGCAACTGATTATATGTTTTTATACTGCTATATAATCTACCTTTGATGTCTATTGGCTCTTGTTGGTAGTTGGCTGAAGCTATTTCTGGTCCCATAGCTTTTGCTTTTGATAAATAAGATTTATAACTTAATATTTCATCACAAAGCATAGTACCTTTATCATCTTGAACAGCTTTCATTTTTATATGTTTTATCTTTTTACCTTCTGCTTTATAATGTTCTATTGCTCTACCAGCTAAATCACCAGTAACCCAACGAGTCATTATGATTATTATTTTTCCACATTCTTCAAGTCTTGAAAGCATTGTTTGTGAATACCATTCCCAATGTTTATCTAAGACATTAGCATTGTAAGCTTCTTCTGCATTTTTGATTAAGTCATCTATTATCATAAGACTACAACCAAAACCTGTAGCAGTTCCACCAGGTGCAGTTGCTAAATAGTTATTGTATCCACCTTCTAAACTCCAAAGGTTCATAGCACCATCACCTTGTTTTATACTTACTCCAGGAAATATATCTGAAAAAACTATCTTATCTTTATCACCTTTTACTTCTTGTATAGTATTTCTAACATTCTTTGAAAATGTAGTTGATAAAGTTTCATTATAACTTCCTGTCATTATTTTTGCATTTATATCTCTACCAAGTAACCACTCTACTAAATTTCCTACTGTCCTTGACTTTCCATGTCTAGGTGGAAGATTTAAAATAAGTACTTCATCATCACTTGTTAGAAAGTTTTGTAAATCATTACATAAGTCAACTAAAAATTTTCTCTCGTATTTATAGAAGTCAGGAGCTTTTAAATAACAATAAAAAAAGAACTCACGTCTTGCAAGTTCTATTTTTGCTCTTCTTATTGCTTCTTTATTTATCTCCACCAAATATCACCTTTTTTAGTTCTTCTGTGGATAATCCTTTAAATGGATCCTCTGTTTTTAGTTCTCCTTTAACTTCTAGTTTTTCAGTAAACATCCCTAAATGTCTACCTAGCATTTCTAATGCTTTTTCTTTATTGTAAAATGTTACTTCTATTCCGTGTTTAGTTTCTTTAACTCCAGATATACATGCTTTTTGTTCAGGACTTAACTCATCAAAATTTTTAATTATAACTCTATTATTATTAAGATTAACTATTCCAGTTCTATCTGTAAAAGCTAAATTAGCAATCTCTTTTAATACTCTATCTTGTGTTATTTCAGTCCTTTTTTCTCTTTCTTTCATTGCAACTTGTATTTTTTCTTGTACCTTAGCATTTCTTAGCAATTTACTTGCATTAACAGCAGCTGTATTCTCATCTTTAACTTTATATCCTGCTCTGATATATGCTTGCGTACCATTTAAGTCTTTCAAATATTCTTTCACAAATAAATCTTGTTTAGTCAATCTTTTCACCTCCATTTTATAAATAAAAAATACTTCTGTAAAAGCCTTAGCTTGTCATTTAAGAACCACAGAAGTATTGATGTAATTTTATTAAATGGGGCATATTGGATTTACACCAATGAAAGACTCTAGCAGTCTATCCAACGTATTAGGTCAATGCCCCGTATGGCAAGACTTTTTTATAGTAGAGTCTTGAACTACTTTAAGGGAAAAATGCCTTTTAAAAGCTCCCTAGCTATTTCATATGATAACATTATATATTATATAAAAAACACTCACAAGGGCATTTTAGGTGCAAAATAGGTGCATTTTATGAAATTAATTTATTTAATTTTTCCAAAATATCATTTTGAAATAGGTTTGTTGCTATTTCTTCAACAAGCAAACTTTTATTTCTTTTTACAGTACTCTCATCTATGCCTAATTTATTAGCTACTCCCTCAATTCTAAAATGCTGGAAGTAAATCAAGGAAATAACTTCTTCATACTTTTTTCCTTGAATAAAAGAAAGTCCATAGTCAATAAATTCAATAAGTCCATTTATGTTTTCTATTTCCTTAATCCTCTCATTTTTTATAATCTCTATTTTTTCTAAGTCACTCAGATTATCCTTGTTAGTGGCTTTTATTTCATTTATAGAGTATATTTTTTTTAATTCAATACTATTCAAACTATTTTTTAAATATTCTTTTCTAAATAATTTAAAGTGATTAGGATAAACCTCTAATAAATCATATACATTCTGTGGATTTAACCATATACCTTGTATTTGATATTTCTCTTCAAATTCACTTATCGGCGTTGAATGAAAAAGATTATGATGTTCTCTACATAAACTCATAAATCTTGTTTTTAGTCCATTACATTGTGAATATCCACCTATAGAATTTACGTTATCATAATGATGTAAATCCGCTCCACTTCTATTACAAATTGCACATATTCTCTTTTTTAGACAAAAATAAACATACTTTTCCGTATCTGGATATATCTGTGCTGCAAATCTTTTTCTCCCATTTTTTTCCTTAATCACAATTGGCACATTGTAATCAAGGCCCAACTCAATCAGATATTCAATAAATCTATTTGCAGTATCAATATCTAACGTATCAATTGAATCAGGACTTAATGAAAAATTGGGAATTTCATATTTTTCTGCAAACATATAAATTGTTCCAATCATCAGCCTTATATCGTATTTT